CAGTCGGATGCGTCAGCGATTGCTGTGATTGCGTCGAGGATGCTCGTTTTGTCGAATTGGACGAGGCGGCTCTCCTCGAGGCTGATGTTCTGGGCTATGGCCACCTCGTATCTCTCGCTTCCGTATCTGAATCCGATATCGTTGATGCTCCGGACGAGCAGGGCTGCGTGCTGTTCTATGGTGTCCGTCAGCGACCAGTTCACCTCCATGCCGTTCGTCTGGCTCCGGCTGTAGAAGTAGATGCGGTTCTTGAATCGGTACCAAGGGCGATCCATGCGCAGGTCGTAGTCCCATCCGTCTGCCGTCTCGCTGGCCTCCGGTTTCGGGAGGTCTACGATCTCAAAGCGTCCGAGGCCGTCAATCTCGCACCAGTATCCTTTCCTCAGCTTGAGGATGGTGTTGCTCTGGAACTTGACGCTTATGTATTCTGTCTGCATCAAGCTCCAGACGTAGGTGCTCTCCGTGTTCACGGGGATTGTGTACGCCTGCTTGTCCTGCTTGTTAAATATCGTTATTCTCATACTTGTCGATGTCCTCTGTTCCTCTGTTGTTCGGGTTCGGTTCGTTTAGCTGGAGGCTGAATGTGGCGATGGTCTTGAAGAGTGTGCGTGTCTGTCTGCAGCTCTGGTAGTCCATCCTGTAGACCACTCCTTGCTCGTATTTCGTCGTGATCTCGATGCGTCTCTTCTTGAGCTCCGTCTTGAAGGCTTTTAGTTTGCTGATGAGGTCTGACCTGTTGCTGGCCTGTATCTGGATGAAGAGATTCACCGTGCGCTCGTCCACCTTCGGCTTCTCCTCGATGCGCACCCGCTTTCCGTGCTCTGTTGCGCTCTTGTTCTCTACCGGGTTCTTCAATGGCTCCGGCTCGATGAGTGCCGTGATGGATGTCTCCCTCACGATGACTCCCCATTGTGTGTGGGCGTCCTTGCCGTTTATGAAAAATTCGCCTTTCATTGCCGTCTCCTTATTTCTTCGTCGTCAGTGCCGACGTGTTCGTCTTTATCTTTGCGATGTCCTGCCTAATGGTTGGCAGCTCGTTGGTGTTCTTCTCGATTTTGGCGAGGTGATCCACGGCCTCGCTCTGCATGTCCAGCATGTCGCTCATCATGCTGTGGATCCCGGATGTGCTCTGGGCTATCCCCATGACGTTCACGGCCTGCTGCTGGATTGCTTCGACGATGGTGAAGATGCCGAGCTGGATGCTTGTAAGCCTTCCGTTCATCTCCTGTCCGGTGTCCTCGCTCATGCTGGAGAGGCTGTTGGTGCTCCCGCTCTGGGAGTACTTCGAGTCGGATGTCGGCTGGATCATTCCTGCGTCTATCATGCTCTGTCTCCATGCGAGGCTCCTGTTTGCGATGGCCTCGTTCTGGCGGTCTATCTCTCTCAGCTCTGCTGCGTCGAGTCCGTCTTCCGCTGCCTTGGCGATGTATTTGTAGAGCGAGTCGATGTCATCTTTCAGCTCCTCGTTTACAAAGCTCTCGATGAGTGCGTTGCTCAACATCTCCTTGATGTGGTCGGCGAAGTCCTCCGTTGTGCTGTCGAGGTCTTTGAGCATCTTCTTGTATGATCCGATGAATCCTTCCCAATCGTACCCGGTGAGCTTCTGGTTCATTGCCGACGTCAGCTCTTCCTGCATGCCTGCCCTCTGGATGTACTCCTCCACGAGGTCTTTCGGGTTCCTGTGGCCGTCGCCGTTGAAGAGCGCAGCCCATTCCGATGGTGCGAATTCCTTGAGGATCTTCATCTCCTCCGGGGAGAGCGTCCAGATGTTGTCGCTGTTCACGGTTGTGTTGAATCCGTGCTTTCCGAGCTCTTCCGTGAAGCGTCGCCATCCGTACCAGTCGTTGCCTGCCATGTGTGCGTTGAACGAGCCCTTACCTCCCATCCCAAGGAATCCGTAGCCGCTGTTCGTCCATTCGCTCGCCATTGCGTCGATGGCTCTTCGCTGGTTGGCCTCCCATTCCTTCTCTGCCTGCAGTGCCTTCTTGTATGCGTCGAGCGATTCCTTGTTGGTGCTGTCGCTCTTGCTGATTTGCTCCTTCAATCCGTCGATGGCCGATGCGAGGTTCTTGTTCGTCTCTGCCATTTCTTGGATGATGGCCTCCATCTCTGCTTCGTTGCTTCCGAATGCTGCGCCTCCGGAGAAAAGGTTGCCGATGCCCTTGATAAGGCCTCCTACGATGTTGCCGACGCCCTTGATTACCGACAGGATGATTTGTGGCAGCTGGCTGAGAATCGCCTCGATTACGTCTGCGACTTTCTTCAGAATGTCGTCGATGAACTTTGTGGGTTCCGTTCCGAGTGCGTCGATTATCTGGAGGATGGCTCCGATGAGTCCTCCGGCCTTTCCTCCTATCTCACCGAGGCTTGCTGCGACCTTCTTCCCGCTTCCGGATATCTGGTTTACGAGGTTGTAGACTCCTGTTGCGAATCCGCTGAGCGTTCCGCTGGTGATCTGTCCCAGCACCGTATTGAAGTCACGGAGTCCCTGTGCTGCCTTCTCGGATTGGTCGTGCACCTGCTGCTGGGCTTTGTCCTTCTCGTCTTTCTTCTCGTTGACGGCCTGTGCTGTTGTATCCACCTGCTGCTGGGCTATCTGGACGTTGGCCTGTGCAATTGCCTTGGCTGTTGGAGTGGTGGCTTTTTTTAGCTCCTGCTCTGCCTTGATCAGCTGATCCACGGCTTTCTTGTGGGCTTCCTGTGCTGACAGGAATTCTGCCACTTTGTCCCGGTACTGCTTGGCGAGCCTGTCCAGATCGTTCCATGTGGACATGTTGAACGGGCTGCTGGATTCCACGCCTCCGGCTTGGATGAGCCTGTCTCTCAGCTCCATGTACGGCTGCTTGTCTGCGGGTCTGAGTTTCTTGAACTCGTCTGTGCCCATGTAGTCGTTCACCTTTTTGAGCGTCTCTTTGGCGATTCCCTCCAAGACGTTTCCTATTCCCGTGAACGTCTGGTTCCAGTCTATGTTCTCTGCTATGCTCTGTGCGTTCAGCTTGGCCAGCATGCCGTCTCTCTCTGCTTGGAGCATCTTCTTCCTGTTGTCGTTCGTCTCCTTGGCGATGCGCTCCTCGTAGTCCATGATGATGGCGTATCTGCGTTGCTCAATGGTTCCGAATTCGGACAGGAATGTGTAGAGAGCCTGCAGCTCTTCCTGCATGATGTCGTGCAGCTCTTGGTTGTATCTGGCGTTGGCCGATTCGATCTTGGACGTGATGCCTGTTGCCTGCAGTTCGCTCTGGGTCAGCTTGGCGATGCCGGAGTACGTTCCGGTCTTCCTGTCGTATGGGTGCTCCTTGTAGAAGTCCTTGCCTTTGTTGGCTGGGTTCGCATCCCATAGTGCCTTCTCGTGCTTCACCTTGGCTTCGTACAGATCCTTTGCCTCCTGCTCGATTTGCTGGAGCTCCCTTTGGTGGTTCAGCTCGAGCTGGGCGAGCTTCTTCTTCTCTCCCTCCTGCATGGCATCGATTTCTGCCTGTGCTGCGAGGTTCCGGCCTTCTGCCCTGCGTTTCGCTTGCTCGTTCTCCCAGCGGATGCGCTCCTGCTCCATCTTCTCGTTGGCTTCCTCCATTGCCTTGCGCTCACGCTCTGCGTCACGTCCGGCCTTGGTGTCCTTCTTGACATTGCCTCCGTTGTTCTCGTAGTTCTTCTTGAGCTGCTCGACCTCTGCACGCTTCTTGCGGATGGCCTCCTGCCATGCTGCCTCTGTTGGGTAGAGGTTGGTGTCACGCTTGGATGCTATGAAGTTCTCGAGTTCCTTCTGTCCGGCTTCGTATGCCTGCTTGGACTCCTTTAGGAAGTCCTTGTCTTGGTTCTTTCGGATCGTTGCCGTGTGGCTTCTGATGATGCCGAGTCGTCTCTCGAGCTCTTCCTTTGTGATGTACTGGCCGTTGACCCAATCGTAGACCATGCTCGACTCGTTCTTCATCTGCTGCTGTGCCTCTGCCGTGTATGCTGGTGGCATCGTCTTCAGCTTGAATCCGAAGATCTGCATGTGGCTGTCCTCGTTCTGCTTGTTCCATCGCTTCTGGAGTTCTGCTGGTTCGTTCTGCTTCTTCAGCTGTTCCAGCATCTTCTCGTACTGCGATGCCTCATGCTGTAGTTTGTCGAGGCTCTTGCCCGGCAGCATGCCGTCCCACATCTTCCCGGTCTCCTTGACCAGATCCTTTCCGTCCTTCTCCACGGATGCGGCCACCTTCTTGATGAGGTCGTTGTATGCGCTGATCTCTGTCTGGAATGTGCCCTGTCCGTTTAGTCGCCAGCTGGATCCTTCTTGGAACAGGTCTGGGTATTTCTTCTTCAGCTCTGCTCTCATTTTGAGGACGGTGTGGTTTTTGTCGTCACCGAATCGTGAATTGATGAGGTCTCTGTATCTCTTGAGATCTGCCAGCATCTGCCTGTCGTAGTTGACGTTCTCTCCCTTCTGGATGGCGTTCTGCCTTGCCAGCTCGTCGTTGGCTGCTGCCGTCGCTGCTGCAAGGTCTTTCTGGAGTTCTATCCAGTTGGCGTATTTGTCGAAGACCGAAGGCAGGAGGCGTTTCAGTTCGTTGAGTGCCGCTTGTCTGTCGCTCTCCGACTTGGTGTCGTCGTTTATGGCGTCAGTGTTCTTCTTCACCTCGTCCTTGAGGTCGCTCTGGGATTTGGCCTGTTCGTCGAGCCTGTCCTTTAGTCTTTTCGATTCTGCTCCGGCGAGGTCGCTCTCCTTGGAGAAGGCTATGGTTGCTGCGACCAGTCCCGTGAGTGCCGTTGCTGCGAGGACGTATGGGTTCATCATCATCACCCTGTTGAGTGCGGCCTGTGCTACGGCTGCTGCTCTTAGGAGTCTGATCTTTGTAACGTAGTGGGCGTTGATGGCAGATTCCACGGCTGCTGTCGTGATGAGTGCTGCCCTGTATGCGCCGTATGTGGTTATCAAGACTGCGATGGTCTTTCCGATGGTGTCGTAATTCTGTACGAGTGTCTGGGCGACCTTGTAGCCTCCCTTGATGAGGTCTTCGTGCTCCTCTCCCCACTTGGCATAAACTCCGGCGATCATGGTGGAGAGCCTTGTCTGTTCTCCGGCTATGCTGTCGGAGAGGCGATCCATCATGTTGTGGTATTTTCCTCCCTCGCTGGTTGCGGACTTCATGGCGTCCTTGACCATCTGGGTGGTAATCATCCCGGCCTTCATCTCTGCGTTGAGCTGTTCCATGCTCTTGCCTGTGGTTCTGGCCATTTCATCCAGCGGGTTGAATCCTGCCCGGATCATCGTTCGGAGGGTGAGGCTGTTGAGGTTGCCTTGCGTGTTGAGTCGTCCGACGGCCATTGCGAGGGAGTTCATCTTCTGCTCGTTGCCCATTGCGATGTCTCCGAATTCACGGACGAGTGGCAGGATCTCCTCTGTCTTCTCTCCGTAAACGTTCAAGGTCTCGACGGCCTGTGCAAGTCCTCCGAGCTTGTAGACTCCGCTGTCGAGGCTGATGTCCTTCAGTCCTCCCAGCATCTCGCTTCCGGCCTGTGCTCCGAATAGTCCCTCAAATTGTCTTTCTGTCATCTCGAGCTCCTTGCGGACTTCGATGCTTTTGGCGATGAACTTCTTCGCTGCTCCAATGGTAAGGTATCCGGCTGACAATTTGCCGACGGTCTTCATGCTGTCTGCGATCTGCTGCTGAAGGCTTGGTATCTTCTTCAGCTCTGCCTCGTGCTTCTTGACTGCGTCCGTCAGTGTACGTCCCAGATCCTTTCCTTCCTTGGAGGTCTTCTTGTATTCGCTCTGGAGATCGCTGAGGGTCTGCTTCTCCTTCTGGCGTTCTTGGTTGATTTCGTTTAGTGTCTGCTTTTCCTGTTGGCGTTCGAGGTTTAGGTCTCTGATTGCCTGTTGCTCTGCCTTGACTCCCTCCTTGGCATTGTCCATTTCCTCTTTCAGCTTCTTGGTGCTGTCTGCCCATTCGCCCTTGCTCTCCTTGGCCTTTTCGTATGCCTGCTGGGTCTGCTCCACCTCCTTGCGGTTCAGTTCGAGCAGCTCCTTGTGTTCGAGCAGTTGCTTGTCGAGGTTGTCGATGGCGTTTTTCTGATCGTTGTACTTGTCGGTGAGCTCTTGAACGGTCTTTTCCTGCTCCTCAATCTTGCGGGGCAGTTCATCGAGTGCCTTGTCTATGCGTCTGGCTTCCTCTACGGCTTTCTGGCCGATGCCTTCTATAAGTCTGGCAGCTTCTTCCGCTTGTCTCTCAAGGGATGAGTTGTCGAGGTGAATGGCAAAGCTCTCAGCTCCGTTCTCTGCGTTCATTGCTTAGTACTCCTTTATGAATTCTTCTTCATTGTTGTTATTGTTTTCTTCGTTGTTGTCCGGGTTGTTCCAGTCCATTGCGGGATCCCATTTCTCTTCCTCGTCGTCGTATTGTGGTGTCGCTGCCGAGTAGAGCAGGAGGTTCGTGTAGCTGTAATCGTACAGGATCCTCTCCGGGGTCTCTCCGAGGTTCTTCGCCCAGCCGAGGATTACTCCCCAGATGCTGTCTCCTCCACTTCCCTTGTTCTTCTGGTTATGTTGATTTCGCTTAGGGAAGTGGAAAGCCCGAAAAAATCCGCTACCTGCATGTCGAGGAACCTCTGGCTTATCACCTGTGAAAGTGTGGCCGGGCTTATCTCCTCGAGGATGGCTCTTGTCAAGAAGTCGAACTCCGGCATTGTCACGTCTTCCGTAACGAATCGCATCTTGCGCCAGCTCCACGTCCTTTTGGTCGCCACCGTGATCTGCCTTGCCTCCCGGATTCGCTTTGCTCCGAGGATCAGCGTTGCTGCAATCTTTCCGATGACGTCTGCGTCCTTGGCTGTCCTCAATGTCTCGAAGAGGATGTTGTCTGTCTTCTTGTCGATGGCAGGCATCTGGGATGTGGTGGCCGATACGAGTATGAGTGTGGCTGGTGATGGCGGTGCCACCTCGAAGGTGTGCCCGTCTATCTCTATGCTGGTTGTGGCTTGCTGCAGGATTGCTTCTGCCACCTGTTGTTCGATAGTCTTCTTATTCATTGTGCTCATTCCTTATTGTGGACGGGTGCTGTCTCGCTCAGCTATGCTTCTCTTCCCTCCTGTTTTTATAAGGGAACAGGCAGGCTCCTTCGTCCGGCCTGCTCCCTTGGTTAACCCCATATAAAATTTACGATTAGCTCAGTGCCTCTGTCGTTGTGAAGCGGCTGTACCAGTAGTTCTGATCCTTGCCGTCTACCTCTGGGATGCCTGTGGTCTTCGTGATCTTGAAGGTCAGCTGCAGTGCGTTACCGCTTTCCTCGTCGAAGGCTGGAGCCACCGAAAGGCGGCAGACTGGAGCCTTGATTCCCTTGGCACCCTTGTTCTTTGGCGTAACCTTTACGGATACGTCGCCGGGTACGATGTGGGTCTTCACCTTCTGCTCGCCGCTCTGGTCTTCGTCTTCGGCGATGCCCAGCTTCTTATAGAGGGCTGCAGATGGCTCGATGACCGTTGTTACCAGCTGGAGGGTACCCTCGTTCTGGTCTTCGGCCACGACCTCGCCACCAGATGCGATCAGCTGCAGGGCGTCACCCTCTTCTGCGCTCAGCTCGGTGGACTTGTCCTTGATGTAGCCCACGTCGGTGAGCTCGCTTGCGAATGCGTCGTTGTCGCCCGTGAATCCGAACTCTACCTTGCATTTCGACCATGCTGCGATGACTTTGTTCTTTGCCATTGCTTGTTTCTCCTTATTCGTTGAATGTTAAAAACTTGAATTGCAGTGCGATGTTTACAAACCATTCCTGTTTGCCCGGCACTTGGATCGAGCTCGGTGCGTTCAAAAGTTCGAAGAGGTAGTCAGTGTCTGCGTCGTTCAAGGTCTTTACTACCTGTGCGCCGATTGCCTCGAGCTCACGAAGTCGGTCTTTGTCTGGGACTAACGCTTCCCCTCCG